ATGTCTGTGTTCACTGCGTCTGCAGCAGTTGCTATCCTATCAAGGGCCGTTTGAACCACGTCCGCAGCAGTTGCCGTGGCATCATCCCCAGTTGAAACCACGTCCGCATTTGTCGCAATGACATCCAAAGCCGTCTGTGTGGCATCCGCGGCAGTGGACACAACATCGGCATTCGTTAAAACAAGGTCCGCAGCGGTTGCCGCGGCATCATTCCCCGTCGCTACAGCGTCCGCAGCCGTCGAAACAGCATCTGCAGCCGTCGCAATTCTATCCAATGCAGTTTGAACGGCATCAGCAGCCGTCGCCGCTGCATCCGCGGCGGTTGCAATAATATCTGCCCCGTGCGCGCTCGCGAGCCTGTATCGTCCCGTTGCTGTGTCGCGGATCAGGATAAGGAGAGACCCCGCGGCCCAGTCGTTCGCCAGAATAACAGCATCGTCATGTCGCCGTACCTGGATGCTCCCCAGCGAATTGACGTCGATAGTTGTGGCGGCTGTTGGCGCATTCGCTGCGATCACAAACAGAACGGGCAGCTCTGTATAGGCGCTTGGCGCTGTCGCAAAAGAAGCTGTTATTTGGTTTGCCGCCCCGCTCATATCAGTCAGGAGCATGTGCGCCAGGTAGCGCAATTCTGTTTCGTCCGGCAAGAGATCAAAGCCGTCCTCGACCGACGCAAATATCTGAGCGAGGGTCTCGGCTCGACCGAGCGTGTTTCGAACAATGTTGTTTGGAAAGGTGAAGAAAGTATTTGTCACCGGTTTATTCCTCGTGGGCTGTAATTCACAATCATGCCGTGCAGAATGTGAGGTTTCTCGTAGGTAGAGTCTGAGATCGCAGCAACACCAATATTCAGACCCTCGCCATCGACATATGCTTCAGCCCGTCCATGTACTGGCGCGGACCAGAAAAACTGGTTCCAAAGAAATTCATTCCAGAACCCTCCTTCCCCGCGAACGGAAAACAATTGCTGGCGCGATGGGGGCTGATCCGGGTCGGCATATGAAAATTCAGCCGTGAGCCCCAGCGTCGTCGTTGCGGCAGCGTCCACTTCCAGCGTCACCTTATGAAACCGCTTATTGAGTGTTGGCGATCCAACTGAGTTGAAGGGTAGACGGATGTAGGCTTCCACCTTTGACCCATCGAAAGACGTTCCTTTGTCAAGCTCGTAGATAAAGCCGTCATCGGAGCCGAAGAACATGATTTCATCCCCGGCGCTGTTTTCCGCAGAGCAAACGCAGTGAACAACCTTGCCTATATCAAAGGGCATTATTTCGGGCTTCTTACGACCAAGATATATTGTGAGCCCGGTTCCGTCCGACCAGAACAGTCTGTACTGGTCCTTCGTCCGAACCCGAACGCTATCCACTGCAGTCACGTTGGTCAGCTTCTTCGCGGCAAAAATGGGCTCAACATCGTTGGTAATGGTGCCCAGACGGAAGTCACCGAATGCTTGAGTTGTGTCGAGAGATCGAATGCCCCGATCATCTAGATAGTGCGGCGAACCGAGCATCTTCGCGGTCTTGGGTATAGCCCCTGCGTCTTCCGTCAGCGGCTTCAGGTCCCAGTCCGAAGAGTCATTGCCATAGAGAACATTGACAGAGTTCCGGCCAAAGATTGTCAGCACGCCGGAAACGGCGGAAAGAAACGCCGTGACGTCCTCTCCAATGCCGATTTCTGCCGCGCCCAGAACCACAGAGAACGAATAAGGCTCCCCAATCGCTGAGTTCTGTACCGAGCCGCCGAGATACGAAAGAAAGAGGTGCTTCTTATGAGCCACAACATGCGTTGGTGTGTCAGTAACCATCCCGGTCAATATCGGTACATAAACCGAACCATCCCACTCAAAGGCGGCATTGATCCCATCTGCGCCATACATCCGCTGCAGGTTTGATGCGCCAAAGAAATTGTAGGTCACAAATTCATAAACACCGCCTGGCAGGAGTGTTATCGCATCGCTGTCCCCGGCGATTGTCGCAACATTCAGGTTTCCGCCCACGTCCAAGTTTTCTGAGGCGAATGTTCCTGTCTGCCCGCTAAGGATCAATCGGCCGGCGGCATCCCCCCCAGCCCATGTCCCACTGTCGAGAACAATACGTTCAACCGTTGCCGTCGCGGCTGATGTGGCCCCAGTAATTGTGTTGCCTTCCGCCACCTCATATGTCCCGCCACCAGTGAACGAGATTTGCAAACCGAGGCTTTGAGCGACCCATCCTGATGTGGTCGACTTGTGCATAACGCAGGCCGTACCCCCTGCATTGTCACGGAAGGCGTAGGTGACGCCCTTGTAGACCCACACACCACGCATCACACCGCTACCCGGCACCACGGCGATCAGATTGCGAGCCCGCTCGATAGCGGCCTCCTGCCACGTTGAGTTCGTCGCGTCTGTGAGTGCGCCACTCCGAAGCGCTACCCCATTTGCGACGGCGACGGTTGCCGCTGAAACTTGGAGATCTTCATCGTCTGCGAAGGTGCCTGTCACGCCAGTGAGAACAATGTATCCAGCGGCGTCAGAGCCACCATAAGAGCCGGTCTCGACAATGCCTGTGATAAGAGCCGTTCCCGTTGCGCCGGACGTAGCACCCGTCACCTCATCATCTGCGGCAACCTCTGTGTCACCAGCATCAAAATTCAAAACCCAATATTCTGCCTCCGATGGCTTAGGCAGACCGGAGAAGCGTTCGAACCCATCAATACGGCGATACCCCCGCGGGTGAGGTTCATAATTCACCCCGGCAATGGCGCGACCCGCCACGGTCTGCAAGGCAGGCGTGATTAGGTCCATCCCACCTACCAGAGCTGCGGCAGAGGTTCTCTGTGGCATTACGCGAGAGGCTCCGCACCAATTCGCAGCTGGGGAAGTTGATCCTGCGCAAGGAGCCCCATCATGGTCATATACTCTCGACCGACATCACTATGCTGCCAGACGGCTTCGTCATGACCTGTAAGCAGAAACATGCCGCGCCAGACAATCAGATCATGAAACTCAGCGGGCATAGCGGGTACGTCAGCGTTCGCCGCCATATCCTGCACAGACTGAACGTATTCACCCCTGATCGTGTAATCCTTGTCGGGTGTAGGGCCGAAGTGAATCCTTCGATTTGGTGCAATTGAATATTCGATAGGACGGTTATTGTCGTGCGCTCCCCTCTTCCATTTGGCCACAAACTGATCCCAGTCGATCTCCGTAATCGGGCCTTCATCGGAGAAGCCAAGTGCCGTCTCTGAGACCCAGATGGCCTTGGCCCCAGTGACCCAGCGCGAATGGTCGGAGATAGCAAAGGATGCCGGAGCATATTCAGCAACGCCGCTTGACGTGTTGCCGGAGAACTCCTTGCGCATCCACAGCCACTCTCTGCGGTCCCGCTGAATATCGCGCCAGGCTTCGGCTGTCATATCGACAACCTTTTTAAGCCGCCCGGTCAGACTTGTCACAGCGGTAGGCTGTCCATCCGTGACGGTGCCGCTTTTCTCTGCGACTTTCTGGGCAAGCTGAAGAAACGTCGACATGGATTAGGCCGCCTCCGCCCCGTGCAAGGTTTCTCGGTAAGCCACAATTTCCGCCATGGCTGGGGAGAGCAGATTGAAAGGATAGGTGTGGCGCGTGTTCTTGATCATCTCTGCCGCTTTGTTCTGCGTCACAGACGTGACCATGGCGTTGTTCAGAGCTTCATAAACGCTGAAGGGAACTTCAACAGGCTTGCCGTACTGGATGCGCCACATCTTCCCGTTGACGCCGACAAGCGCCGGTTGTGGGCTTTCATCATCGCCAGGCGCATTGAGCTGGACCTGCACCAGCAGCTCACCATTCTTGTCACGGCCCGTCTCTGGAACGATTGTTGAGTGAGTATCGGTCGCCTCTTGCGCTTCGTCCGAAACCGTAATGCTGCCATTCGGGGCAGCCTGCGCGACCTTCGCCAGAAGCTTCTCGCGACCCGTGTTCGGGTGAACATTCTCCAAGTTCTGTTGAGCGTATTCAAGCAACTGCGCGTCGGTGGCATCTGAGACTTGGACGGTCTTGATCTGTGTCATATCAACTCCTCAAAAGGGAAAAGGACGAGGCCAAGCCCCGTCCCTCATTATTTGTTCGAACCCGCCTAATTGCGGATTGCGATATAGACGATGGTGTCACCATCGACGTTCACATCAGTGTCGGCGCCAATTGTGAAGCCTTCGGTGAGAGCATTGGTGCCGACATATTGGCTGATACCGAGGCTGGTAATAAACTCCGCGGACTCGTCGCTTGAGATGCCATCATCGGCGATACCAAGGGTTTTGAGACCGTGCGCGGCTGTCATGGCCGAGAACCACTCAATGGTGGGCACTGCGCCCGCCGTATCAGTATAGTTCACGACCTTGACGTAATCGGGTTTGAAGCCAAGGGACACGTTAATTGCCGCGCCCGTACCGGCTACCGATCCTACAGAAACTTCCTGCATAGGATTTCTCCAATATTTTGGATTAAGGGAAAATGGCGGGCCGAAACCCGCCATCAAATTTAGGCTGTGGCTGCAACCTCAAGACGGGCCATCCAGGCTTGATTGAGGATGAGAGCAGCAAACTGCCCCTTCCAACCAGCATGGCCGCGCTGGGCCAGAGGGTCGCTGTCCGTTGGCTTGGCATTGACGATCATCGGCGTCATTGCGTTTTCGCCTTTGAGCGGCACCAGGCCAAACGCATCACTGCCAAAGAAGAGGACAGGATAAACGTCCGCATCAGTGCCTGACGTCGAGGTCATGGCGCCCTTTGTGCCACCGGCATCAGCCCAGGAGTCCAGTTCCGGGGAGAGCACATATCGGACATCATCAATCGCGCCGATTTCTTCGGGGCAGATTGGCGTGAACCGAGAATACTCAGCCACCTTCTGGAACCCCGCCAGTCCCCGAATATCAGACTCAAGGTCGGTGTGCGCCACCGCGACATATGAGGCTTCAATCGGTGAGGTGCCAAAGTTGG